TCGTTAATAAAATTTATATTTTCAAGATATAAAAGCTGAGGTCTAGTACCTTGTACAGCTTTTCGAGTTTTTCGATTCTCTTCTGCGCTTAGCCTGTGCAAGAGCTTATCAGATACCGTTTTTCTAACATTAGACCTAGACATTAGAAGTTTTTATACATATCTAGTACTCGCTTGATATGATCGGGCAGTCCCCCACTATCTAAGCTGCTAGTTCCTGGATTATCTAAAGTAGCGCCGCCCAAAGTTCGTCTCTGCTTATGCTCTTTTTTAAAGTAATAAGTAACTAAATCAACTACTGCTAGCATAAGATCATTAGGTATAGTAGAGTAGCCTGCTGTGTAAACAACCTCTACAGCTCCTACTCCTTTGGGAAAATTTTTAGGATTGCCACTACTATCTGTACGAATAATACTATCAGTAGAATAATCTAAATAATACTCAAAACTAGATGTAGTTAGTGTTGTATACGTGCCTGAGTAAGACTGTCTTTCCTTTACGCTAACTATGCTATTAATTGGGCTTTCCGTAAGCTGAACTGCATGGGTGCTCCAGTTTAAGGTAAAGGTTTCTGTTTTATTTGTCGAGAAAAAGTCTACAAACGAGTTTGCACAGTAAGTCTTTACTAGTTGACTCACAGCAGGTATAATAGTTTGAAATTTAAGATCGTTCGTTGTAGAATCAATCCCTTCAAACTCTTTATATTTTGCTAATGTAATTAAATCTGCCATAAGTAAATTAGTAAAAACTGGGGGAGGAAGGCCTCCCCCGTGTTTCTAGAATGAATCCGTAGTATTAAGCTACAGAGTCTATCTTAATTGAAGGTTGATCGGCTGATGCGCCTGCTACAAGCTCTTCGAAACCAAGTGATTGAGTAGCAACGATTACTCGACGCTGATTCATCACTTCGTAGTCTTGCTCAACTGATACACCACGAAGACGTGGCATTACATAGTTACGAGCATATACTGCGAATGCTACTGGAGCGCCGGCTGCTTCTGCAGGAAACTCTTCAGATACCACTACAGGTGAACCGAAGACTGCACCCAAGCTACCAGTTACTCGTACGGCCAAGTCGTTACCAACTTCGTCCAGAGTCTGGAATGCTGAGTCGCTCAACAGATCATAGTACATTGCTTGGCTAACGATGTATACTACGTCAGAAGGGCTCAAGCCGTACTTGCCCATTTGCTTACGAGCAGCCAATAGCTCAGCTGCTGTCATAGTGGAAAAGTTTCCAGAAGCTACACTAGCACCATCAGCATCGTGCTTGGCAGTAGCAATTGCAGCGTGTCCATCAAGACCGCTGATGTTAGAGCCATTACCGTTAAGAATAGCACTCTCTACTGCACGACCGTGTGCACGAGCAACACCTTCGATAAGCATAGGCATCAAGTTAATGAGTACTTGCTCGTCGACTTCGTTATCCATAAAGGTGCTTGAAATCAAGCGGTCAGCATTCAAGATAACTTGCTTAGGCTTGTAGGAGTTATCAGATGCGCCACGATTTTCCAAGTTACCAGAAGTAGCGTTGGTTGCAAAAGTTGCAGGCTCAACATCTACAGAGATAGGAAGAACCGTTGCGGCACCATTAACAGGGATTTCGCGGAACAATGCCGCTACTTTCAGCTCATTTTGAATTTCTTTCTCGATAAGAGAAGATACTTCTTGGTCAATATCCGCTGCGTTTGCTGTATAGTTAATACCCGCTTTTTCTTGGATATTACGAGCAAAATCAGTATCCCAACCCTTACGAGTCATTACACCTAGCATGTGAGCATTCAAGAAGTCTTTGCCCCAAGCAGAGATGTCACTCTTTTCAGCACGATCAGCGAATACACGCTTAGACTCACGCATCTTGGTGATTTCTTCGCTCTTCTCTTCAAGCTCTTTCTTGTACTTAGCAAGAGTTTCTTGCATGTCAGCATTACGGTCATTAAGACCCTTCTGAACATCCTCAAGAAGGCGCTCAGTGCCTGATTCAATACCAGTAACTACTGCTTGCTTGACTTCTTCCTCTTGCTGAGCCTTCGCTTCTGCTTCTGCAGCAGCTTTTTCAACAGCTTCTTGTTGTGCCGCTTCTTCAGCAGCTTTAGTTTCGGCTTGCTTCATTGCAATTTTGGCAGCAGTTTCCTCTGCTACCTTCTTAGCAAATGCTTCCAAGTCGATTTCGGGAGTTTTTACCTCGTCCGACATTTTGATCTCCTTTTGAGCTTGCGCTCCGTCCAGTGTGTCACTAGCTACCGATAAATTATCATCTTTAGCCAGAGACTGACTGGCTAGATCTACACGATTGGTGAAAGTTTTCTTAAAGTCTTCATACTCTGCTTGAGAGTCAAAAGACTTCGCCAGAGAAAAAGTAGCTGCTTGATTGCAAGGAACGGATACTACCGAAACTTCAAACAACTCAGCGTCCTTTATCTTATATCCATCGGTTTCCTGAAGATAATCAGCATCCTTGACTCGGAAACCGACAGAAAAGGCTCCAAGGACACCGTCTTTAACTAAATCGCACACATAATCTGGTGCAGACTTGCTAATCTTTGCCTCCAGCTCTAGGCCGTTTGGCGTAACTTTTAATCCAGTAGCCCTTCCAATGGGCTTATTATAATCATGATTAAAGAGAATAATAGGATTAGACTCAAAATTCTTTAAGCCACCCTTTGTCCATGCATCTGGAGAAATTGTATCCCCTGCACGATCAAAGTCATTAGTGCTCGCCATTCCGCGAATCATCACACTTCCATCTTCAATTTCGTGTGATTTAAACGTAGAAGTAAGATTAAATATTTTATTCATCGTTTTCCTTTACTTCTGATACTTTAGCCAAAGCTGCTAAGGGATCAGGCTTGGCACAGTTGCATTCTCCAGGAGCGCAGCCACAGTTTTCACCACAAACTTTGCATACTTCTTCAGGAGCTTCAAAAACTTCATCAGCATTAACTGAGCCTGCTTTTTGTATCTCATTCCAAAGATCTGGAAACGTACCTTCTAATGTAGTAGTTAAACGAGACCAACTACCAAAATGATTTAAAGCCATACCTGAACCCATAGGTACTTCATTTGCGTATTCATCATATTCATGTCTAGAAAGGACTCGTCCTTTTTCAAGCATAAATAGTCCTACAGCTTCAAGTATCTTATTACGAACGCGTAGTCTAGCCATCTTCTTCCTCTTCTTCTACGGGACGACCACCTTCGTCCGGATTAGTTGCACTTCCTGTGATGTTTGCAGGTACTCTTAAATCGTTATAACCTTCGACAGGATCAAAACCTAAGTGTTCTCTTGCTTCGTTTGGGGAAATAATTCCTCCATTTACCAATGCGGTGTAGTACTGCGATTGGTCTCGCATCTCAGGCTGTAAGGCAGGTACTTCTGTTACATCCTCTTTTAGCTCAAACCCAAAGTGTCTTTCTAAGCCAAAATGCAATTTTTTAACTATAGGTAATACAGTCTCTAAGTAGTACATTCTCATGTTAGGTCGAATGTTTGCATTATTACCAGAATCCAACATAATAGGTGGTATTCCAAGAGCCTTTAAAATAATTTTTTCATTTTCATGTATAGCTGCTTGAAAGTCCAGTTCTTTAAAATTAGTATTTGTAAAACTATCAATCTCTAGGCCGCCATCCAAAATTAAAGGTCTTCGTCCTCCAGAGTCTGGTCTGTATCTCAAAGACCAGGATTGTATCATTCTTTCTTTAATCTTTTCGCTAAGAGTATTTGGGCTTTTCAGAACTAACCCCGGCACAGCTCCATTCTTAAAAAAGTTGTCTTGAAACTGTCGCATATTTTGCATCAAAATCATAGTTCTGAGTGCAGGTTTTAATCGTGAGATACCTCTATAGATTGAATAAAAAGAATTATCTTTTATATGAATTATCTCAGAAGGTTTGTAATCAACTGTTTCATTAAAAGTAAATTTATCAATATAAGAAGTTTTACTTGCATGAATGTTCATTTTATTGGCGGGAAGATGATAGAGATGAACTCCATCGTAATAAATAAAGATATTACCGTCAAGTAAATAATCTGTAATCAGATTTCTTTTAAACGTACTAATATCTTGGAAAGGATTAGGCTCTTTGTTTAAAAGAAGATTTACTCTTGATCTTTTTACGCCTTTTATAATACTCTGTAGTCCCGGTATTTGTGCTCCTACACTAGTTTTAATTTCTGCCGTATCATCTACAATAAGATTTACGCCTCTGTTTACAATTTCTATATCCTCGTATGCTTTCTCATACTTGAATGTAAACTCTCTGGAGGGAGTTGTAGCATGGTCATAGTATTGCTGCGCAGGATTTAGTTTTTCTTCCTCCGCCTCTACAACTTTTTTGCCTAATACTTTATCCCACCATGCCATGTTTTTCTCTCTGAATCTCTACCCATCTTTCCTGCTTTTTTGCAGTGCCTAGTCCCGGATCCCTTCCATACACCTTATGTAGTTTTAAGTGGTGCTCATGGCATAACGTAACTGTATGTTCATACAGCTCAGCCCAGTGATCCTGTATGAAATCTTCTCGAAACGATAAAACATTTTCGGGAAGTAACTTATTCTTTTTTACATAATTATGAACTAAAGGACTTAATGAATAAAAGTGGTGAAAATCAAGTTGCGTTCTTTCTCCGCAAATGTAACACTCAGTGCCTTTTTCATACTTATTTTTTGCTTTATCTCTTATGTATTTTACGAGGTCTCTTTTTAGATCCATTTATGAATACCAGAATTATAGCGAACATGAGGTAACATGTCAAACATTATTTTTGACATGGTATTTCTAAAAGCCGCTGTTTGATGTTTCAAACGAATACAGTGCATATCGCAATGCATCCGCCATGTGTGACGCACGATTGTGCTTTGGTTTCTCTTTTAAAAGATTAGGATTAGGATCCCACTGGTATTGATCTAACGCTTGTAAAGTTTCTTTACAGTGCTGATCAACTACTAGTTTATCATTATCTATTATTCCTTCGACATGAGATATTCCGTCTAGGATAGATTTCTTGGCATTTACAGTAGTAATATCGTAGTTCTGTGCAAAATCAAATCGAGTCTGCTGAGCCGCAGAATCAATATAAATATAATCAATATCCCATTTATCTATAAGCTCTCGTATTTCAATTGCATGCTGCTCTGTTGTCCTCTCTGCGTCCAAGTATTCATCAAGAAGATAGTACTTTTCTTCATCCCATGAGTAGCCAATTACACAAAAAGCAGTAGGATCTCTATAGCCTACGTCAAGTCCAGCAAATACATCCATGTCGGAAGTATTTATTTCTTCAAAGTTTCCGACACATTGTTCAAAATCAAAGTTCCATACCTGTCCTTCAAATGTGTTAAAATCTGCTTCGTATTCTTGTCGAAACTCAGCCTCGGACATGGATTTTTTAGCTTCCTGAATATCCATTTCAGACATTCTAGGATTAGATTTATAACTCGCCTTAATAGAGACCCACTCTGAAAAATCATCTGTAAATCCCCTATCAAAAAACTCTGCAAACCAGTTATTTCTTCCTCGCGGTGTAGAAATAAAGATTGCTTTTGAGTTATCCTTATCCAACGTAGGACGAAGTGCTACATTAAAAGCGTCTTTCCCATCAGCAAGAGCTGCTTCATCAAAGATAATTAGATCGTAAGATCTACCAACGCATGAGTCCACTTGATTTACTGACCCCATGCGTATGGTAGATCCGTTTGATATTTCAATCACTTTATCTTTTGCGTTATCTCTAACTACTTCCAGATCAAAATGCTTTATCAAGGTTCTTTGCAAATCAAAAGAGATTTGCGAGAGAGCATAGTTCGGAGACATAATTAAAATATTTGATGAAGGTACAAGCGAAACTAGTTGCCCAATAATATTGGCTATATATGTTTTTCCTTGCCTTCGTGAAATTGCCGCGCAGACGAATCTATATTTTGGATTATTTATAGCATTTATGATTGCGACTTGGGAAGGTAAAGGTGTGATTCCGAGTAAGTCCATGTAGGGCTCTACTGGGAGTTTCAAAAATTTATCTTCTTGGCAGTAATCTGCTATATACTCTGCAAAGATATCTTTGCGGCTAATTTCTATTGACATTTACTCTTGTCCCATAGATCTCGTTTTACTATACTTCCTACAAAGCTGCCACTCTGAAAGACTCTCATCTTCTTGTAACTCTTTTTGTCTAAGTATCTTTTTATACTCTTCTAAATTTTCAATAACTTTTCTAGCTTTATTTTGCTGATCCATTATTTTTTCGATTGCCATGCTGATGCTCCAAAAAATGCGGCTACTAAACCCGCGATTGCTACAAAATAGACACTCGCTATATCTCCCAATATACCGGCTGCCGTATCCAATTTAATAAGGGAACAAATTACGATTAACGAAGGATATAGTAACATGCCGAATAAAGCAAACCAAGCCATTGCTCGTTGTGCATCTGCTTTATCATGAGCTAATTTTAGTTGTTGTAGCTCTTTGCTTGTTTCTAGTTCTTCATCCGTAACAATACCGTCACCATCTGTATCGTACTCTGCATACTCTGAATTTTTTTCTAAGCGCTTATTCATCGTAGTACTGTCCATAAAAATCCGCCACTAACAGTCAGTATTAGAACTACTATAGTAATTGCAAGAATCATTACTTCATTTTTAGTTTGTTGATTCTTTGCAGCAGTAGCAGCTTTTGCTTTTGTTGCTCTATTCTTTGCTGCTTGTATAGAAGTAATCTGTATCTTCTTCATTTCATTATACATATCTCCGTTTCCAGAGTAAATGAATAAATCTTTTAGTTGCTTTTCATAGTCTGCAACTTGTTTCTTCGCCATAGAGATCTTCATGGCATCAGTCGTGCTAAGAACAAGCTTTCCTGTTCTTACTTTCTCTTCAACTTCTGCAAGACCGCTCGCAGCTTGTGTAACTTTTCCAAAAACTCGAGAGATACTATCTACGTTACTCTTTGTCTCTTTCAGAGTACTAATCGCCCCGTTGACTGCATTAAGCGCACCTATAACTGCGGTTACTTCAGCGAGCATTACCACTTCACCTTATTGGCCCAGTATGCTGCTGATATAGGCCCTTTTGCTATGTTTTTTGCATGACGAGCTTTAAAAGACGCTCTCTTCTTTTTCATAGCTTCGCTTTCGCCCGCTTTAGGCTTTCCTGCGGTTTTTGCTCCTTGCTGACCAAAACGAATTGTTTTAACTGTTTTTCCAACTTTTGCTACAACAATGTGAGATTTCTTTGCGTGGCCCGGTGTTCTTTTTGGCTTGTTAAATGCAGAAACTCCCGCTCTTTTAAGTGCGGGATGTTTTTTCTTAGCGCTTTTTCGTCTTCGTACTGCCACGTTTCTTTCCTTTGTATCCACTTGCGTAGATAGCTCGAGCCTGTTTTATGGCATCCTTTTTTCGCTTATATGTTTTACCTGAGCTGCCCCACTTATATCCACCTTTAACTTTTCTTACGGGCACGCTTTTTTCTCCTTTTCTTCGCTAACTGCTGACGAAAAGAAGCGGGTGCAGACACACCCGCCATTATTTC